AGAAGGCCGACATCTTGGCGGACATTTCGTCCATCTTCGACATCAGTTCCTCAAGGAGCATTTCTCCAACGTCGTCCATCGACTTCTCTTCTTCGAGAGCCTTAACGATGAACTCGGGAGATGCTACCTTGCCATACCTCGCTTTGATGCTCTTGGCAGTCGCAGCGATTTTCTCTGTTGCCATTTCGGAATCTCCTAAAGGCACAACACCATCGCCGGACGGATCGCCACTCACTTTGAGCGACGCAAGAACCCGCTGCGGCAAATTTTCTCTTGATTCGATAACTCGACTTGTTTTCTTCGTCGATAATATTCGGTCAACCAAACCAGCGTCACGCGCCTCCGATGCGGTGTACCAAGTCTCGGCGTTCATAATCTGCTTGATTTCTTCTTCGCTTCGTCCGGTACGTTCCGAGTAGGCGGCAATCATCGATGACTGAAGCTTCTTGAGTAGTTCCGACATCTTTTCATGGTCGTTGCCATCGCCTTCGGTCATCGTGTACGGATTGTGCAGCATCACGTAACCGTTCTCGGTTATCTCGACCGTATCCGCTGCCATCGGAATAAACGAGGCAATTGAGAACGCTGCCGATTCGACGATAGCCTTTGAACCAGCAGGCCAAGCAGTGATAGCGTCGTAAATTGACATACCGTCGAATACACTGCCACCTTCGCTATCGATGCGAATCACCAAAGGCAAAGACTTATCTGCTGCCTCTAATCGGTTCTTGAAATCTGCTGCCGTGATGCCTGGATAGCCAATAGGCCCGTAGAGTTTGATTTCGTTCGCAGATGCTTCCGCTTTGAATGCTTTCGCGTTGTCTTCGGCGTTCATTTGTCGCACCAGTTTGTTAGCCCACGCTTGACCAGCGTCACCACCCCATAAGGCCCACGCAATCCGACCGTTCGATGGAAAGCCATCCTCACCTGGAGAAAAGCCTTCGCCTTGCTTGTCGACTTCGTGGCGGTCGAAGTATGCCTTCATCCGTTTTGCGGTATCCGGAGAAATCTTGACACCGTTGGACAAGTCTCGTGCTCGTGCTATCCCGACTCCGGTTCCGCCACGACCGAATTCACGTCGCCAAGCTAAACCCTTTTCAGCTTCGTCACGAACGCCTTTAGGTGGTGTAAAGTCGATCGATTCGTACTTGGCTGCTAGCTCCGGTTCATTTGCGTAAAGTGCTTTTTGCTGCTCGGTTGCTGCTGACTTCGTTGCATGGCATCCCATTACGGTGCCATCGTCTTTTAGTACGGCCCAAGGCTTACTAGCAGAGCACTCGCTTGACTTGGAAACGGAATAAGGCATTAGGCTTGCTCCTCTGGCGGAGGATTGTCGACCGTGCCATCTGAGGCATCATCGATAAGCTTTGCAATTGACTCATTTGATAAACCCAAGCCGCCTAACATCACTTCGGCCATCGTTTGAGAAATCTTCTTCTGGGTCAATTCACTCAAGACATCCATGATTGCCTTACGGTTTCTATTCCATTGCTGTCGGCTTATTTCTTTGTATTCACCAGCACCAACTTGTGCCGTTGGTTCACTAGAGGCATCTTCTGTTGTTGCCTGTTCCGCTTGCTGCTGCAAGGCTTGCGGGTCTTGCATCGTCATCTGGATGCCGGTTGGCATCGGTAACGAAATCAGTTCACGCCAGTGAATTGGAGCATCGTTAAATTGTGCATTGATTCTTCTTGCTGCTTGCTTGGCCTTGGTTATCGCGTATTCCATATCAGCAATGGTTTCATCGGCAATAACTTCCCAATCTCGCCCTCTCTCTGCGTGTAACCGTCTGGGAGAAATCAAACCGTTTTGCAGTCGAATTTGGTCGCCTTGAGCATCACCAACCGGGTCGATGTATTGCCATACCGGAGCAGACCAGTGATGACCAAAGATACTAACATCGGAGCGCTGTGAAACGGCCCGAAGTGCTGCATCGGATTCAATCCACTGCCGAACCTTCCATCTCCACACCGGCTCATGGAAGCGTTTGATTAAGTTGCGTTGGTTGCTCTTAAAGCCTTTGCGTGCCTCGTCGACTGCACCACGCCAACCGGAGAAGTTGGTTTCGCTGCCGTCCATGAGAACCAAACAAAGCGGCAAACCTAGATTAGTGCCGATGGTCTGCAAGATTGTCTTGAGTTGGAACTCATAACCCCCACCGGGAATATCTGGCGAAAACCCTTGAAGCTCTTCACCGGGTTGCCCGATGACTTCCATACCTGGTGCAATGTTTTCGATGTACCGAGTCTCTCCGGTGCCGCTTATCTCGGTCGTTCCTTCTCCGTAACCTGGTGTTAGGTGCGGAACTTCTGGGAGATATTGACGCTTGCGGAATATCGCAAAACACGAAGCAACTTGACGCTGAACCAACATTGCAAAGTCGATATCGTCGCGCATTCCGGCAACTGCGAAGATTGGAGCGAACGCCGTAACTCCTCGAGTCTGCGACATTCTCTTCGGATTATAAACGTGGAAGATTTGCCGATTGCCGTCTTCATCGCGGACGGGTAGTTCAATCTCTTGTTTCTTGGATCGGTTCGGATTGATCGGATCGGCTACCAGCCAATAGCTTGTTCGCCTACGTAACTCGTCCATCGTCACGCCAAAGATAGTATTGTCTCTGATCGTGAAGGTTCGGACTTGGTGCGATTCCCAAGCTTGAAGCATTCCGTCTTCAGTGCCAGCGTGAACAATATCACCATCGACAAGCATCGAACGACAGTTGAAACGCTCGAAGTCGTGAAAAGTGAACTCCGCCTGTGCATCGCAAAGGTCAGAACTTTCGGCCCATTCCTTCCACCGAGACCATAGCTCATTGTCTACGGCAGCATCGCCGGTCTGCGGTTCTACCGTAAAGCCTTCTTGCACGATATTATCGACGGCACGTGTTACGGTTTGCCCAACGATGGAATCATTTCGATCCATGTCGCGGGCTTTTTCGATATCATCGTAATAGTGCTGCTCGACTCGATAGTGATAATCAGCAGTACTTCCTTGCGGTGCTAGGCCCGTTCGACGACGGACAAACCGAGATTCTCGGCTCATATCGTAATCGGCTCGAATTTCGTCAAAGGTCTCGACGATAGGATTCTTGGCACGACGCTTCTTCATTTGCGGAACCCTTGCTTGGCAGATAGGAACCGCACCGAAGCGTTTGTTGAATTGGTCACACTAGCAGCAGCGTCGACAAGTTGCTGTGCTTTGTTCATTAGAGCACGCACCGTCTCCGGTGCTATGCTCATCGATGTGCCTTGGTCGCCTTGAGATGCTGGCGAAAGAATCAAGAACTGGATTGCTGCGGTAAGAAACGCACGAGCCTTCGTAACGTCGGACGTTGCCGCGAAATCGGCATTATCCGTTAGGGTATCGATTACTGTGTCGATGGTTGTCGGCATATTGCCTTTCGACTTGCTCGGCTATCCAGCGGTATACGTCGGCAGGCTTTTTGACGTAACGACCGCTTTTGAGTTTCGTATTACTGGCACGCAGTGCAGTCAAAATCGCCTTAAAGGCCAATGCTTCTTTATGGTTGAGACTGGTGTCAATGCGACGTGTCGCATAGCCTTCGGCGTGTGCTGCTGCTGGTATAGTAAGCGTTAGCGTTAAAGTCTCGTTGAGTTTCGCGAGTTCACTTTCGGAAACTTCCGAAACTACGCTTTCGACGCTAGATGCCCCGAGTGTTGGTAAATCGTCAATCAATTGCTTTTCTGTCCTGACCTTGCCCACTTCTTTATCTCCTCTTTGCGACAAAACTTCGACCCCACGGGTCACGGAACCCACTTGATTTTACTGGCTGAACGACTTGCTTTTTAGGCTTTATCACCGCTTGCTGTTGTTCGATTACCTTTATCCCGACGCAACCGGCAGCGGCACAAGCCAAGGCAGTAGCATCTAGCCAGTGATTGTTCTTGCTCTTGAGCACCATCTTTTCTTTGGTCGCGTTGACTCCGACTGGGATTAACTGCAGTTCTTCCGCGACGATATGATGTGCAAACGATAGGTGTCTTTTTTGATCTCCGGCAGGATTGTAAAGTGCCAAGCTTCCGGCGTTTCTGCTGCCGCTTTCGGAGTGAGATCGAATAAGAAATCTTTGGTGCACCCACGTTTTCCAATACTCCGTGTTGACGTTGTATAGCCATACTTGGTCAGAGGTTTGCTTACTGGCATAGCAGTGGTCTAGCGGAACCTTATCGCCAGTCCTAGCTTGTGGCATCCGGAACCTAGCCGAGTCCCAACCTTTACTCGGGAAGAAAGGTCGACCGGCATTTCGGCAGAAAGCGTAAATGGCATCCGAGAAAGCACCCGAGTCTACAAGCACCATGATCGGGTTGTGCTCTAGTGCTATTTCCGACCACGACTCAAGAGCAGACAGAAGTGCCGATTCAATCGCTTTAGTCTCGCTTTGAAACGATAGCCCGTACGTTTCCATGACACCGTAATCGATAACCGTTCCGATTGCAGGATTTTCCCACGCAATCTTAACCCAGTGCGATGCGTGCTTACCAATGTCTAACCCTACCGTAACGCACTCGGTTTCTTTGGGAAGAATATCTTGCATCTCGTTAGCAATTCGAGACTGAACGATACCGGCAGTGAGTCCATTGCCTTCGATCGCTTCTTCTTCTTCTGGGTCGTTCTGGTATTCGGTTAGGAATGCTGCCATCGATGTATCCGCGATCTTATTCCATGCCGCCTGTAGTGCCGATAGCACCAATTGCCGTCCATTCTTTTCGATACCCTCGAAATCATCAACTAACATCACAGCTCCAGCGTCCATCGCTTCTCGGTTAGCTAAATAGTAATCGACCGCTTCGACCGCATCCTTGTCCCCTGCTGCTTGTGCCTGCCCACGCTTTGCAATGTAGGTTTGCCACGCTTCCATATTGTCAGGCCATTTTTCGACAAGTGCAAACCGTCTACCGTTGAACGCTGGTTTTATTGTTGGGTCAGTTACTCGAAAGCTATAGCAGTATCGATTCTGAACCGTGGTTAAAAGTGCAATTGCAATATTGCTACCGAGTGCGGACAGGCCTGCTACGTCTTGGTCGACCATCGTTTCCCGCTTATGAATCTGGTCAAGGCTTGCCGCTGATTCTCTTGTCTCCGGGTCATCAATAAGCACGAAATCGGGTCGGTCGCCGTCGATGTTCACACCACGGAAAGCAGAGTCGAGACCGTAATAGCTCATCTTAACGCCGCCATACGGTGAACCTGGCACGTAGGGTAAAGAAAGGTAATCGTTTGCTGTCCAGACAATCCGAGTCAATTGACCATCGACGTGCTGCTTGTTTGCCCGCTGTGGTGCTCCGTCCAGTTCTCGGACTGGATGGCAAACCTCCGGAAAGTCAGCAAGCAACAGTTCCGACGTTGAAAGCTTGGTTCGGAAGTCCTTGTAGATTCGTCCTGCTAGTTCTGAGGTTGCCGCGATGACCAAAGGAAAGCGAACGAGTTCGGCTAGAATTAGATAGACCAGCATACCCTTAACCAGTTCAGTCTTGCCAACTCCGCGCGGTGCTGCGACCGCCTGCCTTCCGCCTGTTTTGGCACGCTCGTAGATAGTATCGATCATCACCTCGTGAAGTCGTGAAAACTTGCGAGTGTATCTCTCCGGAAAATAAGTTAGCAAGAACTTTCGCGGTTCAGCTAAAGCTTGCTCCCGACGCTTTGGATTCTTAACCGGAGGTATTTCGATGCGTGCTGCTTCACTGCGCAATGCACGCTTGGACTGCATATCGCGATCACGTTCGGTCGACGGCCTGCTGCTAGTCTGCATCATCGCGGCTAGTATCGCGGTCTGATCCTGCTTCGATAGCCCGTTGAGCAATGTCGTCAAGTCCGATTGATTTAGCAACCTCAGCGATCCGATGAAGGCTTGCCAAGTCGATGCGGTCGTAATGGTGCTCATTCTGCTGCTGGATCTCTTGTGCCTTTAGGTTCACTGCGTCCGCTGAAATAATTGCCTTGATTGCCTGGGTTCGTTCTCGTGCTGAATTACTTGCATCTGCCGCGATCTGCATCAAAACTCTCATCATTAGTTCGCGTTGTCGATCTTCGATCGGCCATCGTTCGCGCAGTGCACGTGCCATCATGCGGGTATCACGAATGCCCATTTTCTAGCACTGCCTTTTTTCCGGTTAGATTTTCCCACCGCTTCACGATCACGTCGCAATACTGCGGGCTGATCTCCATGCCGTAGCACTTGCGGCCCAGTTGCTCGGCGGCGATTAGGGTTGTGCCGCTGCCGAGAAATGGGTCGTAAACTAAACACTCCTTGCGAGTGCTATTCTTCATCATCTTGGCAAACAAACGAACTGGCTTCATTGTTGGATGGTCTTGGCTTGATGTTGGCCGATCCTCTCGCAAAACGGATGTTTGCTTTTGCTCTCGCTCTGCAATCATCTGACGAATAAGCTCAATAAGATCAGGCTTTTTCATTGCAGATAACTTTACCGTTTTTGCTTCCTCCCAAACCGTAACTTCGCACCTATCACTGTTCCATGTTCTTTGCTTGCCTTTTTTCCATCCATAAAAAATCGCTTCGTGTTGGTAGTGATAGTCGGAATGCCCCATCACTAAGGACTGCTTGACCCAGATCAATGTTTGCCTCCAAATTTCAAGATCACGCAGAACGGTTGCGAAATCATAGAATTGCGGCCCCGGCGGTGCCGCAACATACCAAGGCGAACCCAGCAAAGATAATTCGTGTGCTAGTCCTAGCGCTGACTGCAATAACGGTAGTAGCGTGCCTCTGCCGTCGTTGTGTACCGGTAACGCATCTTTTGTTTTGCCGACATAACTAACTCCGTATGGAGGGTCCGTTATGACTGCATCAGCCTTCTCGCCACCCATCAACCTCGCCACATCCTCCGCCTTCGTCGAGTCCCCGCACAACACCCGATGCCGCCCGAGAATCCACAAGTCTCCCGGCTTTGTGATCGGATCGACTGGCGGTTCGGGTACGTCATCTTCGGTGACTTCTGTTCCGCCTAGCGAATCCAGGATTCCATTATCTTCCGCCAGTTCCGCAAGCATCTCGGCTAACGCTTCGCTGCCGGTTTGCACTTCGCGTAGCAATTCTTCTAGCTTGCCGGCATCCGCTTCGGCCATAGAACCTAACGGATCGAATGTAGCTAGGATCTTATCCGCCTCCGATTCGGTAACGTCTAGGATTAGCACCGGGATTTCCGCGTCACCTGCGATCTCGGCTCGTGCGTGCCCGTCGATTAGCTGTAGCGAGCCGTCTGGTAGTTCGCGGGCTAGTTCCGCACCTGCGAATCCGACCTCGGCTAGGATGCCACGCAGTGCGTCTAGTTGCTGCTTCGGATGCGTCCGCCAGTTCTTCGGATTCGGATGTAACTCCGATGCCTTGACGCGTCGAAGTTCCTTAATGCGATCACGTATCTTCACTAGCTGCCCCCTTGCCGGATGTAGATTACCCCCACGCCCCCTACGCTAGCCCATCACCTCCCCATATTAGGGACGGACTGTTTTTTCAAATTCCTGGACT